AAACAAAAGATGAAATTTTGGCTATTCGCGACGTGTTGAGCACACTTCAAGGTACTTTTGGGTTATGGATTTATAACCATAAAACACATAATATCTACATAGCACGATCCGGCAGTACCGTGTACGCAGATTTTATTACAAATAGCTTTTCTTCAGTAAAGCAGGAGAATTTTCACGAACTGGAAGAAGGGTTAATCTATCTCATAACATCTGAAGGTATAACGTCGGTCGGTAAATTTATTCCAAACTCACCTTTCTTTACTAAATGAAAACAGCTTTTTATTTCTGCACACGCAATACATACCCTAAATCAACATTAGCCTTTAAATCGCTATTACAAATAAATCAAAAATTAAGATTCGATATTTTTTTTAAATCCAACAATAAGGAAGGCTTGTCTGTTAATTATAATTCTTTTCTTAGGGAAAAATCTGGGCAATATGATAATATTGTTTTTATTCATGATGATGTGTATGTTGATGACTTTAACATAATAGAAAAACTGCAAAAGGCTCATGATAGTTTTGATATTGTTGGACTAGCGGGTGGAATAAACATGAGAATACAAAACCCTGCATTATGGCATCTCATGTGCGGTGGCTTTCAAAGTAACAACCTACGAGGTGCAGTTGCTCACTTTACCTCCGAAAATGCGTTTCATATGACTAGCTTTGGCATAACTCCTTCGAGAGTTGCCGTGTTAGACGGGCTCTTTTTAAGTGTAAATTGCAAAGCAATAAACGCTGCAGAATTTGCTTTCAACGAGAATTACACCTTTCACCATTATGATATTTCCAGTTGCATAGATGCCAATAAAAAGAAATTAAAATTAGGCGTGTATCCCATATGGGTTATTCACAAATCGCCAGGACTTTTGGACCCTAATAGTGCACTCTATTTGGATAGTGAGCGTAAATTTTTGCAAGAATACCTTGATTGAAAATTCGTTTATTGATATTATAATACAGTTATGGCTCAGTTAGATTTAGACTTTTTTGAGACTATTATAGCATACAAATGCCTTACAGATGAAATATATTTGGCTTCTGTTATTGACCATTTGAACCCTGTCTTCTTTAAGAACAAAGATACTAAAGCTATTTTTGAGCTAATAAAAGGATTCTATACTAAAAATAGCGCTTGCCCTACTATAACTGAAATAAAAGCCTACTTAACAACTGATGAGTTAAAGACATCTTTAAAAAATGTAGTATCTTTATTTGCTGGTATAGATAAGAATTTTAATAATGATGAGCTAATTACAAATACAGAGAAATTTTTAAAAGAAAAAGCTGTATACCATACAATGATGAGTGTGGTGGATGACATATCTAAAAATGATGTCGACACATCTAAGATACTAGAAAAATTTGATAAAGCTTGCAATATTACACTAACAACTCAAATAGGTTTGGATCTATTCACTGACATCGATATGGTAATAGATGATCTCAACTCTACAGAAAAATATATTCCATCTAAATGGAAATGGCTTGATGACAAGATTGGTGGTGGATTCTTGGAGAACGGCAGGTCGCTCTATCTTTTTGCTGGTGAGACAAATATTGGTAAGTCCATATTTCTTGGAAATGTCGCTGTTAATATTGCACAACAAGGCAAAACAGTTCTTCTAGTATCTCTTGAAATGCCTGAACTCATATATGCAAAAAGATTATGTAGCAGTGTCTCGAAAATACCACTTGGCCAGCTAAAGACTGAATGTGTAACACTTAAAAATCAAATTAGCGAATATTGTCTTGAAAATCCGCAATCAAAAATTATTATCAAAGAGTTTCCACCTGCTACTATAACTGCAAATCAGCTTAAATCCTTTATTCAAAAAATAATTCAAAAAGGCATCAGCATTGATGCCATAGTATTAGATTATGTTAATCTCCTTAAACCCTCTTTTGGTGACTCGAGTTATGAACGTATTAAGAACTGTACAGAACATCTTCGCGCCCTTTCATATCATTTCAATTGCCCGGTGATCTCTGCAACGCAACTTAACAGAGAGGGATATGAAATTACTGATCCCGGTTTAAAGACAATATCTGAAAGCATAGGCTTAGCTATGACAGGTGATGTTATTTTAAGTATTTGGCAGGAAGATACAGACAAAGAATTAGGCGTTATAAAAATGGGCTTCATGAAAAATCGTTTCGGTCCAAACTTTGGACATTGTTCAATGAGAATTGATTACTCGACCTTGACAATTACAGAAGATGAGCATGCAAACGATACCGAGGGCAGTTCAAGCACAATCTATACACTTTCCAAGCTTTCGTTATAAACCGTTGATTTGCATTAAATAGTCAATAATTACCTTTAACTGTGAATGGATTTAACCCTACTGAAAATTTAAGCTCTTATGAGTACACCCATCTTTTTCTTTCTTTCTGCAGTTTCGTTACACTGTTACATACCAAGAAATTAAATATGGCTAACGTTTTTATTATGCTATTGCAACGTGAAGATTTAAGAGATCTATTTAAAAAATATTGTGACTTGCAAAATAATTTCTCTGCAGTAACTTTTTTTCTTCAATTTGAGCCTGGACTCTATAAAAGTAAGTATATAATGAAGTATCTAAACAGTCATACAAATAATCTACCATTATGAAACAACTAAATATAAATGCAGCAGTTACTTTAGATTCAAAGAAATGTACCGACAAACAGTATTTTGATAGAATGTACACCAAGTTCAGTAGGCAAGTTATTACAAGCGGCGTCCTGGATGACCTTAGGTTGAGGAGACGATTTTTAACGCCTTCTCAAAGAAGAAAGCTAAAGGTTCAGCTAGCCCATAAGAGAAGATTTACTTGATTACTAATTTTGACAAACACATATACAATTCATTTTTAAGAGCCTCCCGCGCTTCAAAAAATCTACCCTTTAACTACAGAAAAGATTTCAACAAGCTTGACGAAGTAAAATTTATATCTCTTAAAAAATTAAGCTCATTCTTTAAAAGGTTTCCAAATATTTCAATGGATGAATTTTTCAGTGCACCCTACACATTGTATAAAGACGAAAATTTTTTTCCAATTGAATACTTTACCACACTCAAAGCTACAAAAGCTTATACTCTTTTTCAAAAAAATAAAATTAATCAGGATCCGGATTCTGACGAACAATTAAATAGTATTAAAAATTCATTAATCTTTATTAAAAATTTCTGCAACGAGAGCAACATTGACATAAAAAACTACATAAACAACAAAACCAACAATCAGCATTCATTTTTGCTTCACTTAAGAGACCATAAAATAAATTACTATACTTTATTTGGCTTTTCTAATTTTGACACTGTTCTAAAGAGTATTAGTCCCGATATTGTTAAATTTACTATTAATGAGGATCTCTACAATAAAGCCTCTCTCTTTAGAACCAAACTATATAATTCAAAAAAAGCTCTAAACCTTGTTACCATGGGTTTAGAGAAAATTATGAAAAAGAGTTGATTTATATATTATATCTGTTATTATTAGTTTATGAGTACATTTACAACATCCATGTTTGAGAGCATCAAAGGTGCTCTTTCCAAAAATAACGAAAAGTCATCCAGTGCAAAGGATTTTATCCGCACAGAAGTAGGAAATACCTACAATGTAAGATTGCTTCCCAATATAAAGGACCCAACTAAAACGTTTTTACACTATTATTCTTATGGTTGGAATAGCTTTGCCACCGGTCAACTCATCACTGCAGTAAGCCCATCCACATGGAATCAAAGAGACCCTATTGCTGAAGAACGTTATAAGGTTCTTCGCACAGGCACTGAAAAAGAGAAAGAAAGAGCTAAAGCTATTAATCGTACAGAACGTTGGCTTGTGAATTGTTATGTTGTTAACGATCCAGTTAATGCTGAAAATAATAACAAGGTGAAAATTCTTCGTTTTGGTCGTCAACTGCACAAAGTAATCATGGAGGCCATTGAAGGCGAAGAAGCTTCAGAGCTTGGCCCGAGAATTTTTGATCTGTCTCCAAAGGGATGCAACCTGCGCATTAAAGTGGAAAAGCAAGGTGATTATCCTACTTATGTTTCATCAAAGTTTACAACACCCAAAGAGATTGAAGGGCTGGACGACGATAGCTATGATAAAGTCTATAAGGGTGCTTTTGACCTGGAATCATATGTAACTGCAAAGAGTTATGATGAGCTCAAGAGCCTCATGGATACACATTATTATGCAACAAAGGATGCTGATGATGAGAGCATAAGCATGCCTGTTGTTCATACTGAGGTTAAAGTTTCAGCTCCAGTTCCAAGTGTTGCTCCAACTAAGAGTGTGAAAATCTCTTCTAATAAGTCTTCTGAAGATGACTCAATTAACGAGTTGCTCAAAGACCTATAATCAATGGATACATTCAGAGAGTTAACACCTGAAGAAATAAAACTTACAACCATTCAGTTCATGGGACAGCATCTCATGGGTGAAATGAAAGAGTTGGATAGGAATATTATTTCAAAGAGTAATAGTCTTCAGGGCTTAACATTAAGACCAGAGCAGATCATAGAAAGCGTTGGTGTATCGACACCAATTCCATCCCCTGTTAATTCGGCTAACCCGGGCATTAACGTTCAGCCAGCTCTTGCACAACAAATTCAATTGTCCGTGAGTAATACTGGGATGAGCACTGATGCATTCTATGATCCAAATCAACTTGAGTTTGACTTTAATAACTGCAATTATGCAAAACTAATTTTTGATAAACTCGATTCTCTGGAGATTAAATTAGATCGGCTAGTTGGGCAACTTAAAAAATAATTGATTTAGCTACTCGTTTACATTATAATATGTTATGAAGCTTTTAATAAGTGATAAAGATAAATTTGTTAATAACTTTTTATCACCGCTTAGCCGTGTAGTTGATAGCGCTGTTATTAATATCGACAAGGGAAAAATTTCAACACTCATTGCAACTAGTGATAATACTATTATTGTTAGCAGCACCTTCAATGACACAAATATAGATATAAAAAAGACACTAAACATACCAGATCTAAAAAAACTTAACCGTGTCATCTCATGCATTGAGCCATCTGCGTTCGAATTGGATGTCTCATCTAATTTTATAGGCTACACATCTAATACCATCAGATTCAAATACCACTTGTATGACGATAATATCATTTCTTCACCAAAAGTAAATATTGATAAAATTAATGCATTAGAGTTTGACGGTAAATTCACACTATTACAGAATACAATTCTCAGCCTTATTAAGGGTAGCACGATCACTACTGAGTCAAATAAGATATATTTAAGTGTTAAGAATGGATCTGTTTTCGGTGAACTCACAGACAAAACACGTCCCAACATTGATTCTTACGGTATTGAGATTTCTAATAATTATGATGGTACACAGTTTGCAGTCCCTATACCGTTGAATTTTGAGATATTTAGAATAATTTCTTCTATGAAGTTCAAAGACATACAATTCAACCTTATAACAAAGATGGGTGTTGGTGTACTGGATTTAAATCAAGAAAATACTTCGTTTAAGTTTATTATATCTGCTTTAACAAACTAATGAGTAAAAATAAATTAAGAACACCCAGTTATTTCATAAAACGTCTTAAAGACAATGGTTTTGTTGTTTTGAAGGTTTTTAATGTGTATGCTAAATCTGATCCACGTCAGTGGACTATTATAGTTAATCCAACTGAAGCTTCAGTCTTCATAACATGCTATTTCAATAAAAGCAATATAAATGAAGTTTTATTTGAAATGAATGATGGAGGTAGACGCATTCAAAAGAATTTCTACATAGCAACTGATAGCATAGAAGTAATCATTAACTTTTTATTAAAAAGCGGTGTATCTAATAATGTTGATTATCCAGGACGCATCAGATATCTTCGTCAGAGAATAAATAAATATGATGAGCAAAAGCAATCCTCCTGATAGCAATCTAAACAACTTTAACCCAAATGAGAACAAAGAGGTTAAAGAGCTCACTCACAAAGCGTTAATTAACTTTTTAAAAGAAGAGATAACTAACAAAACCGCTTTGAAAAAAGATTTAGATGCACTAAATTCTACAATATCGGAATATTTAAATAGTTTTATTCTTCTGGGATACAATTGTGATGGCGAACCTGTGCAAACTATTTTTGCTCATAATCAGCAAGAAGCTGATTCTCTTGGCACACTGATTAACAAATTTATATACAGCACACGCGAGAGAGATGATGATCGTGGAGATTTATAAAAACTAATATAAACTATATTAGTGAAAAACATAATAATTCTTGGCAAAGGCTTTGTCGGCAACCATATTTTCAATCATTTTAAAAAATGGTTCAATCTTCATACAGTCATAGTTGATAGGAAAGAAGTTGACTATTTTAATGAAATTGCATTAAAAAAATTTCTAAGAGAGCTTCATTGTTATCCAGAGAATGACATTGTGTTTATTAATTGCTCTGGATACACAGGCAGACCCAATGTTGATGCATGTGAGTTAAACAAAGAAATTTGTGTGGAATACAATACTAAATTACCTATTTTTTTGAGCAACTTCTGCCAAAAATATAAACACTATCTCATCAATGTGTCAAGTGGGTGTATTTACAGTGGTTACGAGAAAGACTACACAGAAGATGACGTTCCGAATTTTGGAATGTATTCCAATGCTAGCAGTTTTTATTCTAAAACAAAACATCTTGCTGAAATGCTTTATACAAAGACAAATTCGTCAATCCTCAGAATACGTATGCCATTCTGCTCATATTCTTCTGAACGCAATATCATTAATAAAATTATAAACTATGATAATCTCATATCATTTAAAAACAGCTTAACATCTCTTGATGATTTGTCAGTCTTTATTAATAAATTCATAGTTCACGAATTTTACAAGACAAACCCTGATATATACAATGTGGTCAACCCAGGTGGAATTGATGCAAAGGAGATAGTTCAGTTACTTTCAAAAAATAACATTATCAATAAAAATTGGAAATTTGTAGATATTGAAAACTTACAACTAAAAGCAAATCGTTCCAATTGTGTATTATCCACCAAAAAAATAGCTGATCTCGATTTGGATTTGCCACCGGTGCATGAAACACTGCTATCTAGTATTGAGAAACTTTCCCATGAAAAAACTTTTTAGTTTTTTAGGTAAACATCCTCGTGCGCGTCATGTATATGCTGTTTGCGGAGGTAAATACTTGGGCGAAATGTTTGTTTTTATGGAACAACAAGATACAGAGTATTATTTTTTATCACTACCAGCCATGCAAATCAGACAGGTGCCTATTGAGAAATTTGATACTGGATTAAAAGAAAAGATACTGGATGTCGTCAATAAGCTACCTAAAGACATCTATAATATATGTCAAAAACAGTACAAAGCAAATAAGACTATTGATAAATAATTAAGGTGGTATAAATAGTTCTATGAATTTAATTATTGAAACAACTTTTAGGTCTGAGAAAGATAAAAACAAGGATGTGGAATCATTTACAGTTTTTTGCGATGTAAATGCTATTCAAAATATTATCAATAGCAAAGGTGTTGAGGCTGCAAACACTGCGCTTGATTCATATGTTGCAAAGTTTACAGAGGATTTTAAAAAGAAGCTTTCCGCAGCCTTGAGAAAGGTTTAATATGGATCTTATTGACCCTCGTCCTATTACTTCACCCATTAGTGGACAACCTGTCAGACCTGTCTTAAAAACATTCATTCGCGGTAACAAGGAAATAGTTGAGGCACATTATATTGACCCTGCAAGTGGTGCTTTCATACGCAAAGGCCTAGTATCAGTAAAAGATATTGAATCTCCAAAGAAATAACTTATAATATTTTTGTGGTTATACCCCAAGAATATATTGTACAAAAATTCTATCAGTATGCTGGCTACCCTAAATTTAAAAAATTTAGTAACACATACATGGCAGGTTGTCCAATATGCAGAGAAGGAAAATCGTGGAACAAGAAACGCAGATGCATTTATTTGGTAGATGATAATAAGATTTGCTGTCATAATTGCGGTTGGTATGGTGATACTGTCAAGTGGGTGCAAGAGGTCTCCGGACTTACTTTTGTTGAAATAATTAATGAATCGAAAAATTATGAGATTCTGCCTCTTGAAGCGTTAACGGACGACAAGAGAAGCGATATTCAAAAACCTATTAAAGTGGAGAGACTGCCACTTGAATCAATTGATCTGTTCGATAAAATGCAGATTAATTACTATAACAACAATAAGACAGTTAATGATGCACTGCACTTGTTAGAGAAGAGAAGAATGATTACCGCTATCAATAGACCTAAATCTTTGTTTTTATCATTAAATGATAGAGTTCATAAGAACAGAATCATAATACCTTTTTATAATGAGGAAAATGAAGTCATTTTCTATCAATCAAGAATTATTTATGATAAAGATCTGAGGTTGTATCCCAAATATCTGAGCAAAATAAATGGTGAAAAATCTCTGTATAACATTAACAACATAAATGCGGATTTAGAATATATCTTTATTTTTGAAGGCCCAATTGATGCATTTTTTGTGCGCAATGGCACTGCAATTTCAGGAATTCAGGAGAATAGCCACACAATGTTTTCCGCATTACAAGAGAGTCAGCTGAATTCATTTAAATTCCACAAGCGCATCTGGGTTCTTGATAGTCAATATAAAGATAGTGCCAGTAGAAACAAAACTGAGAAGCTCATACAAAATGGTGAAACTGTATTCATATGGCCTGAAAATGACGGCAAAAAATATAAGGATATTAATGATCTGGTAGTAGATAAAAAAATAGATTCAGTGGATCCAAGCTATTTTGTTGAAAATTCCTACAGCGGAATCAAAGCAAAATTATTATTATCTGTCATTAGCAGAAATTAAGTATCCCTTCATTGATTCGCTCAATGAACTTAATTCTGCGGCTAATCTGGCAATCTTCTTTTTCTCACTTCTGGCCATGTCTTCAAATATTGAATCACATGGAGCAGCATGCAGCTGCACTTGAATAGAATCTGAATCTGTGCCATTTAGAAACTTAATAAACACGTCTATTTGCTCAATCCAACCTTTTAATGATTGTAATTGATGTTGCTTATTTTGATCAACAACCGTCTCTCGGCCTTTGATATCATAGTCTTCAGGTGCAGAATTTTTTAAAGTCTGCGCCATGGCAGCTCTATCATTTTGTGGGGCTGCTACTGCTGCTGCAGCAGTGTCATCTGTATTTTCACCGGCTTCAAGCACTGTATCAAAAACTTTATTAAAAAGACTCATAACATTATTTATTCTAAAAAGATTAAATAATTATGTGAAACATACTCTTTTGTTTGATGAAGTAATGCAATATAACAAATGGGTAAGCGGTATAGCATCAAGAGACCTCTCAACTCAACGCGTTTCCCTGAATGACATTTTTGACACCAATAAAAACCCGCAAATACCAGGTGCTGTCAAAGCAGGTAATGATTTGCCTTACCCTCTTAGAAACGTTATAAACCAGCTTGGTGATCTGTATGTAAACTCTTCTAATTCAGTGGAACTCTTCAAGCAAGCTTTAAACAATCCAAATATTAAATTTAATGATGATGCCAAGACTTATATAATTTCCGCTATCAAAAAACTCACAGTCATACAAAACATAATAAAAACATTAATCAGTGGTAACAAATAGCTTGCTGATGTTCGTATTATAATATATAATACTATATATGCTCAAAAAGCTATTGAATCAGCTATTTACATTGTGTCTTGTATCTCTGTTATTTGCCATTATCTTTTACCTAGTAAAGCTTAATTTCATTGCAGGTATATTGACAGGTGTTGTGTTTCAGTTTACTGGTTTTTACGTATATTCAACTTTTATACGAATTTATACTGGTCTTCAGATTAAAAAAATTGAAAATGAAATGCTCAAGGAACTGTCTTTTCAAGGATTGGAAGTGGAATGTCCATGTTTCAAGAAGGTTGTAGAGTTTGTTCCAATTAGACTCAATGCAAAGAATTATTATAAATGTGCTCAATGCAACAAAAAAATAAGTGTATTAATTGGTGCAGAAACAGCTGTTGCAACAGAAGCCATTGAAAACCCATCAGCTGTTTTAAATAACCTAAAGATTCCAGATGAAAATTCCTGAAAGCATTGAGAAATTGACAAACAGCATACCGCCCAATAGCATTGACCGTGCAGTTGAATCTGCAAGCTTGCTTCCGGATGACATTATACTTTTTTTTAAGAAGTATCTGACTATAGCTGACTACCAAAAATTTGAATATGGCTTTGTATCTCTTAAAAAGGTATCTGATGAAAGGGTTTTCTTTTCAGGTTTAAATAATCTCTTTTATGATGCGTTGAGCGCCTCTATCAAGAATAGTGATGTTTTGGAAGAAAATAAAGAGCAAATTACCAGATGTTGCCGTACATTCTTTGAAGCACAAAACACGTCTTTAAATGCATTTCTTGAAGTGATAAAGTTTTTTAATAAGAATAAGAATCTTCTTGACGTAAAAGATCTTTCATATATTATTGTTGGATATGCAATTAGTACCATCAAAAAACTCCATAACGGTTAAGACCAATTCAAACAAAGTTCATAAACTTCAACTTCAAGAATATACCAGGTGGATATGTTTGGTTGAAGCCTTGGATTATATATCAAAAAAAGCTGGTAATTTTAAATACAATTTGCAAGAAAATGATGATTGGATTAAGCCATTGGCTTTTCAAAAATATATCTCAGAGAGATATGAATCCATGTTGGACGAAATTTCATTAAACGAATTCAACACAATGCACACTGTGCCGCCAAGTTTAAATAAGGAGAAAGCATGCACTACATCGTTGGAACCAGCTTCACTATAATACACAACCCCTCATATCAATTACTAGATAAAAGGTTCAAATACAATACAAAATATGTATTGACCAATATATCTAAGACAGATAATAAAGTTGTCTATACATTTGCAAGTGTTGATGGCAAAATAGCAGCTGAATTCAATAGCATACAAGACGCAGAAAAATTTATTTCAAATTGTAGAAAAGAAAGAATCCCAGTGTATTCTTATGAAGAACCTCAACCACCATACCCACCATACACATCTGAATAATTAGTTTGACTGTAGTCGAATATACTTTTGGACTCTTCATTGACACTGTAGTTGTAAGGTTTAACTGCACCTGATGCATATGGGCTCTTTGTATCATCAAAAACTTGTTCATTCACTGCTTCACCGCCACTGAGCCCAGGTTCAAAAGAGTACTCAAATCTCTTGGCTTTCACTAACCATACATAGTGTCCCATGAGAGGATTTATTTGTGCAATATCTTGATCTAGTCGCTGTGTAATTTCATATATGTTGCCTTGTCTGCCACCTGGTCTGTCATTACCATATTCCACTAGCTTGAATAAATCACCAGACTTAGGCTCCTGGTTAATACCAAACGCAGTGTAAAAAGCACTTATGTGAATGAACGCTGTGAGTTCGTCATCTGATACTAACCCGAACTTGCTTAACATCAATGCATTTTCTTGCAAGTTTATTGCCACAGTAATCAATCTTGGCGTTGAATATTGCTGTATTGGATGTTCACCATATAAATTGTCTGCTGATAAAACATTGTAGTTATGTGTAAAATACTGAACTTTTTGACCAAACTGATTAATCTGTTCTCTCCAATAATTGGAAACAGTCATTCGTTCAGCTGAATTATTGTCTTTATCAGTATATCTGAAACAATCGTTATCTTTGAAGGTAAAAGGTTGTATGTTTATAGTGGTACTACCTGTATACTTGTCTTTAGTATTCATTTTTCTATTATAGCTTTCCTAAAAATTGGATCAAACTTTAAGACAATGCCTGTATTACCAAGCTTTTTTGGATTTTGTGGATCAAATTCCAAGTTATACTCTTTTTGAATTTGTTGAATATCCTGAATGTTTAGAATTTGTTTGCCACTATCCTGGTTCATCAATGTTTGTACTTTTTGATTTTTAACTTTAGTTCTTACGTAATCTGGAACTGTTTTACCTGGGGTTTGTGGATGTGATATAGGATCAGGTATGACATCTTTCATGTGTCTATGCTCCACTCCATACTTTTCGAAAAATTTTAAAAAGGACTCAGCCATGTAGATATTTAAGCAAAAAAAAAGGCTTAATTTACATTAAGCCCTTTTTTTACTATTTTTGAATTTTTAGTTATTTTAAACCGGCAAGGTATGATCCAACTTTTGATGTCTTTGAATCCACTTTGTTGCTCTTGCCTGTGTAAGCATTAGCACCTTTGATTCCACCACCAACTAAAGCATGGCCTTTTTCACCATCATTGCCAACTTTATCAGTAACTTTTGCATCACCTGCACCACTGGAAGTTAATGATTTTGTAACATCACCGACTTTGTTGTCTTTCTTCTGTAGTCCGTGACCAGCAGAAGCAGGAAGTTCCTTGAGCTCAGTAGCCTCCTTTGCAACACCTTCATTATCTTCATCTTCTTCTTGCTCATGCTTCTTCTTTGCCTTTGCTTCGGCATCTTCTGAAGGAGCAAACTGTCCATCTTCGCTAGCGCCATTCTCTTCACCACCCATGCCCTCTTCATCGCCAGCTTCCTCTTCTGTATCGAGAACAGCTTTTAATGCATCACACAATTTATGTGCAATGTCACGGGGCAGTGTAAAACTTACTTCACTTTCTTCACCTGAATCATTACCTGAATCAACTGAAGGCAAGCCAAGAGCTGCAGCATCAACTGCTTCAGTGTCTTTGGCCTGATCGGACATTACATCCTCATACAATTTGTCAAAAATAGATTTGCTCATAAAATTATTTATTGTTTTAACTTCTGTTTTTTCATAATTTTGTGAGAATTTTTCTGGTTGATAGAGATTTTCTTTCTTACTCTTCACTTTTGTATCAATTAAATTGTCTCTAAACCCGTCAGCATTCTCTGGACCAGTGTTCTTAACAAAAGCATTCTTGTCAGCTTCTGCCTCTGTGGGCTCTTTTTTATTCACACTCTTGAAGGTGCCCCTGGGTGGAAACATTGACTTCTTTTCTTCTATAATGTTATTTTCATAGAAGTTACCCATTTCTATTAGTGTTCTTGTCTGGTTCATATTAAGTATTTAATGTATCTATGCCAAAAAAACCAGATTCCAAGTTTTATTTAGGTAATCAAAATCTACCTACCTCTGAAACAGTATTTGATTATGAAACACATCCTGAATGGGTAGAAGACATAGCCAAATCAAGAAAGAACATACTTTTTTTTGCAGAAAACTTTTTCTTCATCACCAACCTGGACGAAGGAAAGATGAAGATCAAGCTTCACAGCTATCAAAGACGAATTTTGAGAAGTTTAAGAGACAACAGATTTGTTTGCTTGTTGGCATCAAGACAAGTAGGAAAAACAACTCTTATGACCATATATGCTTTATGGATAGCATGCTTTTTTGAGGACCAACGCATTTTAGTGGTCGCCAACAAAGAACAAACTGCAATTAACATTTTTAAGAGGATACGGTTAGCTTATGAGAAACTACCTAATTACCTCAAACCAGGCACTGTAGAATATGGTAAAACATCCATGTCACTGGGCAATGGCAGTAGTATAGGTATATCCACAACCAGTAGTGATGCAGGCAGAGGTGACAGTTGCAACGTTCTTATTTTGGACGAGTTGGCGTTTATTGACAACCATCTTGTGGAGCAATTCTGGAGTTCAGTTTATCCAATTATCTCATCATCTAAAAAGTCCAAAATATTTGTTGCTTCAACACCAAATGGCACAGGCAATCTCTTTCATGAATTATACACTGGAGCAATTGAACGTAAAAATGACTGGCATGCAGAAAAGGTTGATTGGTGGGAATTTCCAGGAAGAGATGAAGCATGGAAAGAAAATACAATACGCACCTTGGGCAGCAGAGATGTGTTTGATCAAGAGTTTGGAAATGTTTTCTTACAAACCGGTGAAAGTGCTTTGGATGAAAAACTTTTTGAAGAAATGAAGAGTGAATGTACTGAACCAAAGTTTGTTTTTGAAGATGGAAAATACCAATTATGGGATGAACCAAATAAAGAAAAAATTTATGTGGTGGGTGTGGACATTAGTGAAGGGGTGGGTGAAGCTGCAAGTGTTATACAAATTCTGGACATTACTAACTTAAGACAGATTGAACAGGTGGCTGTGTATCATAATCGAATCATAAGTCCTTATAATTTTACAACAAAATTATTTGAAATTTTACAACATTGGGGCTCACCGCTTGCTATGATTGAGAGAAACAATTGTGGTGCACAAGTGGTTGATCAACTTAAAAATACACACATGTATGAGAATATTGTTTCATATGGTCCAAAAATTGGCGGTACCAGTTACAACAAACCAGGTGTACTGGCTCATACCAATTCAAAGTACAAAGGTGTAATGAACATGAGGTACTGGATTAATGAATTAAAATCTGTAAAAATTAAAGATGTAAAAACACTAAAAGAATTAAAAGCTTTTACTCGGTACCCTAATGGCACGTGGAGCGCTAAACCTGGAATGGATAATTGGGATGACCGGGTAATGAGCTTGATATGGGCATTAATGATTTTAGAAAATGATTTAGTTGAAAAATATTTTGATGTCAGCGAATTTGATGCAAATAAAAAACCATTAACAATTAAATCGCTAGATTACGGAATAAAATATTTTATTAATCCCACTTCAATATATAGTAATGAAAAGGATGCATCCATGGGCTCAACATCGCCTATTGTGTTTTCACAAGCAGATCAAGAAGAGCTTGAAGGTTTAAAAGAATTGGAGTCACAGGGGTGGTCTAGATTAAGTTAATATATGGCAAACCTCGTTCCATATTCGCAAAGTATTTTTAATAAAAGCAGAAAAGATAAATTTTTGCTCATATTGAACCTGCCCAAAGGACTAAAAGGCATTGATCGTAAAATTAATCGCAGTGAAGCAACAATCAAAGAAGACTCTCTTCAATTCTCAGTGTATGGCAGTATTGTGCCTAACATCGAAATACCTGCAATACCCTTAAAATATGCAGGTCAAACCTTGCTCACATCCTCTCTCACCAGGCCGGCCTATCCGCCTCTCACTATTAATTTTACTGTCGACAACAGGTTTAACAATTATTGGGTAATTTATAAGTGGTTAAACATCTTAAATGACAGTAAGACAGGCATATATGATGGCAGTGATATCATGACAAACAATAATAAATCCATTAATCTTGAATATGCATCCAACTTGTCAATCTTCTCTTTGGATGAATATGATAAAAGAGTCATTGAGTTTGTATACACAAACGCGTTTCCTACCAGTTTAGCGGGTATTGATTATAACAATAGAGATGCCGGTGAAATAGAGACATCAGCTACATTTAATTATTCACAATTTCATGCTTCTTTAGTGGAGAGTGTAGATAGTTTGTAAAAAACTAAAAAGTTTTATCCAAAAAACAATAAATAATTTATATGGCACGCACAATTCAAAGTCCCGGTGTACAGATAACTGAACAAGATTTTACATTAAGAAACGTTGGAGCACAACCCACTGTGGTATTTATTCCAGGGTTTGCAGCCAAAGGTCCTTCCTCAGAACCCATCAGTGTAACATCTGTTTCTGAGTTTGAGCAGATATATGGTCAACCCAGCAATGCTGCTGAGAGATATTTCTATCACACAACAAAAGCTATACTACAGTCACCAGCAAGCGTAATTGTCTATAGACTGCCATATGGCAATGGTGCAGGTTTTGATGTGAGTACAGAATATAGTGCTCTTGTTTACCCAGTTGCCTCATATGTCAACGGGGTTTCTTCAACTGCAATTGATCGCCATGATTCAGTATATTTCTTTGGCAAACCTACCCATCTTAAACTTACACAAGCTGAATATCTTTCTATTCTGAGAGGTGATGGATTTACTTGGTCAAATAATACTAGCGGCACAACAACTTTTAGTAATGTTGCATCTCTCAAAGATGCAGGTCTTGTGCTTCTCAATAAAGCACAAACTACCATTAATACGCGTTATGAAGGAACATATGTTGGTATTATTGATAATACTAACCTCAATCCTGCCACACCTTATAATGACATAAATTCAGTTTTATCCATCAACAATGAGGCACAAGCAATAGGCGGTAGTGATTATGTGAACGTGCCTTCAACTCGTTTAAACTTTGGTTTGAGCGCTGCAGCAGGCACGGGTGGTGGAAATAACTTGACAATTTCAGAAATCTTAGAGAACATACCATCATATGATATATCATCAAGTAAATTTGATGATACAGTCTCTGTGGGTGTCTTCAAGCTCGTACAATCATCCAGCTCACCTGATGTGATTGCTCTTGACTACATTCTCAAAGACGGCTTCACTGCTTCCTTTGATTACAACCGTCAAATTGCTTCACAAAATGGCGGACCTGCAATAAGCAACTTTATTGAGCAAGTGGATAATAATTCTACAAACATCATCTCAATAGTTAACCCCTTTATTTCTAATAAAAATAAGCCCACATGGCTTGATTCTACCGGTCTACCAACAAAGAAAGTCCGTTTTCTCAGTCAAGGCATGTCAGAATACCTGGATGGTGAATCATCACAAGATTATATCAACAGAATTGGCGCGCCAATTGCACAAGTACGCGGATTTTTAAATTTATTAGGTGAGACCAACAATCTAGTTGCCCTTGGCGATTATGATAACCAGGATTTAACCACAAAGATCATTGGCAATGTACCAACCAAGCTCGATTACGCTTTTGATAAAATTAATAATGTGGATCTGTATCCTATCAATCTCACAACAGAAGCTGGCTTAGGCACAGTTTATCTCAACTCCTTCAATCTTGCAACGTCAGGTTATTTTGATGATACAGTTCCATATGATAGTGCTGTGCAATCGCTAACAGCACAATCTGGACCAACACCTTTTGCAGCTTCAAGATACATGGAAGTTGCAACATCATTCTTAAACTTTACTAACGTACGTAAAGATCATCTGTTCATTGCTGACCCCATTACAAACATATTTGTGCAAGGTTCAAACATCAGAACCCTTGATCTTGCAACAAATTCGTTCAATAACAACATTTACTGGCCATTAAAAAATCAATTTGCTGGTATTAATACAAGTTATGCATGCACATTCGCCAATTGTGCACGTGTTTCAGATGTTACAACAAATCAAGATGTGTGGGTTCCTTTCTCAGGCTTTGCTGCAGCTGCAATGGCAAATACCGATTCCAACTTCCAACCATGGTTTGCACCAGCAGGATTTACTCGCGGTGTTCTGACAGGTGTTGTTGATATTGCCCTTTATCCCAAGCAAAAGCAACGCGATCTTCTGTATCGTATCAGCTTGAACCCTGTGACCTTCTTCCCTGCAGAAGGATACGTTATATTTGGTCAAAAGACACTCCAGAAACTGCCCAGTGCATTTGATAGAATTAATGTGCGCAGGTTGTTCTTGAGTCTGGAGACTGCAACACGTGATACTGTAAAATATTTTATATTTGAGCCCAACACTCTCTTCACAAGGACGCAAATATTGAATTCAATCTCACCTATTTTTGATAACGCAAAAAATACACAAGGTGTTTATGACTATTTGATCATCTGTGATGAACGCAACAACACACCCAATGTTATTGATGATAACACAATTGTAATTGATATCTATATTAAACCAGTACGAAGTGCAGAGTATATTCTTTGCAATTTTTACGCAACCAGAACAGGAACTAGCTTCCAAGAGATAGTTTCCTAATAAATATTTTATATGGCAGACGTAAATCAACTCATTACTGACTTCTACAGAATAGCAACGTCGCGTGAATTTGCACGTGATTTTAATTTCAGAGTACTCTCAATTAACACCGGCGGTGCCAGTACAGTAACATTTGATGACAGTGACTTAGTGTATGTAAAGACAGCATCATTACCTGGTCGTGAGATAACAAACATCCCAATTCCCTACATGGGATTAAATTTTAATATCCCAGGAAATGCTGTATATCCTGAATCCAATGCATACAGTCTTACTTTTTATGCGGATTCAAAATCGCAGATAAGACAAAAATTCGAACAATGGTCAACAGATATTTTTGATGATAGCAATTCCACTGGCAATTATTTTGCACCAAAGCAGACAGCTATCATAGATTTACTTCAGCTCGATAATCAAATGAACAAAGTGGCACAATATCAATTGGTTGGTGTTTCAGTAAGAAGTGTTGGCCCCTTAACATATAATATTGCTACCGGTACTGGCGAAACAATCGAATTCACTGCAACCGTTTCTTACCATTACTGGAGAAAACTCAGCTAACTTTAATTTTTTTCTTAAATATTTAAGTGAATAATCCATTCACTGATGCTCTTAACGGACTTGGTCAGAATTTTGCTGGCCTCGCGACAGGTCAAAACCCTCTTTTTGCCCCACAAATTACCAATTTATTTGGATTCAATATACCTGGTGTACCCATTGTTAGCGTAAGAGATTACTTCCTATTTCAAATGGAATCGTGGTTTACCGCTATTCCAAATTCTTCTCAATGGTGTGTGGTAATTGATAACTACCCACAAGGGCTAAGAACCAACTTAATACAAGGTTTGGAACGTACAGATGGCAGCAAGAAAGGATTTGATATAGATACCGCAAAAACAATTCTTGCAAGCTATCCTCTGCAAAAAGTAATTGGGTGCTTATTTGCACATGCCATAACCATACCTACTGAGCAATTTGATGTGTTAACTACTTCTGTACAAAACAACAGAGGCTTTTTACCCGGTGTCTTGGGCGGTGGCAGATCCACTGAAGCACCAACTTTAGTTATTAATTTTAGAGATACAAACACCTCATTCATAGATTTTGTTATCAGACCATGGGTCATTCTCGCGTCTCATTATGGATTAGCTGCACGGCCAGGCGATACAGGAGTTAGAAAAGATCTTAGAAACATGAAAGTCAACATGACATTACTTGAATATACACGAACGTATCATAGCATTTCCATGATACCTAGAAAAGTGTTTCACTTCTATAATTGTGTACCATATCAAATATCTGAACAAGACTTAGACTATGAAAATGATAAATTAACAACATATTCAACCAGATGGACATATTCAAATTATACAGTAGAAAACAATCTATATCTACCTATTGCTGACATAGTAAACAGAATTTCTAATGGCGAAATTCCAAGAATTACTAGCTTTCAAAATGGCATTGGTAGTATTAATCCTCTAGGGTTCTTGTAAATAATTTAGTGAATTTTCTATATTCTTGCTATCTGCCTTTTGCAAAGAAAAATGCTTTAATAAAAGAGCTTTCTTTTAATTCATATAAAAATTTAGTAAAAAATATTACCAATAATAACAACAAATCAATTGATATATTATTAGAGGACATTGTAAAAACACATGTAATTGACTTGCCTCCATGCAATTTCTTAGAAAAAATTATAATTCTGCTCACAATTAGAGCTGTGTGTGTGTCCGATAAGCTGGAACTCACATTAGGCAGTAAAAACTTTAAACAGGATATCAATATTATTGATTTTATTAAAAAGATTGAAGATATTAATTTAGATAATTTTTACAACAAAAAGATATCTTTAAATAATGATATAGATGTCACATTAAAAATACCCAATCAACTTTACTATGAAGATGAATATATTAGTTTTATAGAAACTGTGTTTTTGAATGGCAGTGAATATCCAGTTACAGAAGAAATTTTAAACAATTTACCAGCAAATATTTTTAAAGAAATAAATGAATTTAAAAGAGATCTGGAAATTCTACTTTCTAAAGTTTGTTTGTTTATGATTAAAAACCCTGCTGATTTATCCGAAAATATTGAAATTTTTCTTTCTTCCAATGTGCAGAGTATTTTTGACTTTCTTAAATTTATTTTTAAGAGAGATTTACTCTCATTCTATGAAATAGAATTTTTCCTGTTTACAAAGATGAACATGTCGTTAGAAGATTTAGACAGAATAACACCAGCTGAAATCGATATTTATATAAACTTGTTTAAGAAAGACTTAGAAGATAGAAATAAACAGACCAAATCTCCTGTGGATATACCTCAACCTTAAACTAATTATTATAAATGAGTAACACCTCTGAAATCATATCACAACTGGATATTCTAAACAGAGACAACTTTATACCCATCTATGTACCGTCTCTCAAGAAGGAAGTACGCTTCAAATCATTAAATTTAAAACAACAAAAAAATCTTTTAAAATCGTCCATCGATGAAACGCTCACAAAACTATCTTTTATTATAAACTTTCACGGCATATTGAGTGAAAATGTTCTTGACAGCATTGACATCAATGATTTCTATACATTTGATAGGCAAGCCATAGCAATTGCATTGAGAGCTAAATGCTTAGATGCAACATATAAATTTGAAGATCGTGACCTAAATTTGAACGATCTTGTTACTACCTTTCCACAAGCCAATTATGATTTTGCTTTTGAAAAAGATATTATTTTCAATAATTTTTGTGTATCGCTTCAAGCTCCGAAATTAGGTTTTGAAAAAGAAATGAGCCAATTTAGCCTTAATAAATTACGTACTACCGCAGATAAAGACTTTAAAAGCGTTATTGGTGAGCTGTTTGTTTACGAATTAATTAAATTTGTTAAAACCATTAAAATTACTAAAGAAGATAAAACCTTTGAGTACAGCACACAGAACCAAAGAATTGATGATATTGTTCAAATAGTGGAAAAACTGCCTTCACAGATTAATAACCAAATCTTAGATTATATTAAGTCTTATAGAGATATAGAAAAATATTATGCTTTCCTAGATAATGTTGCTATAGAAGTTGACGGTGCGTTCTTTACTATCTAAGTATTTTTTCATAAATATTTAGTATGGATGGTATTACCTTTGAACAGATGTCCTCTATTATGGGATCTGGCTTTACCTCTATAGAGCAAAGTAACAAGAGAGTATCAGATACATTAGAAAAAATACAAATTACGTTAGGTAAGAAATTTGATAAAATAGGTGAGTTCTTTACTGTATATCAAACAGAAGAGCAAAAAAAAGCTAAAAGAGACAAAGAGCCAAAAGAAGTAAGATTCACAAAAGATACTAAACAGTTAATAGGTAAATTAGATCAATCTAAAACCAATGAAGCCATTTTAAAAGAGTTCAGAGGATTGCGTCAAAAAGACAAGGGATTCATGTCCAGTATTCTGGGTCCCATCGGCCTACTGTTAGGTGGTGTAGCTACATTAGCTTTTGGTTTGACCAAATTTCCTGCATTTAAAAAGATGTTCGAAGAATTTAAACAAGGCAAAATACTATCCAGTGTAACCAGTTTACTGCAGAAATTTGCAGGTAAAGACAAGAGCTTAAAAGAAATGATACGATCCATACCGTTTGTAGGCAGACTCATAGATGCTTATGAAGGGTTCACTAGTATCTTCCAAGGCGATTTTACAAAAGGAATCAAGCAATTGGCTTTTGCTATTCCAGGAGCGGAATTTATTGCAGACTTCTTTGGTACATCAAAAGCTAGATTATTAGCTGGCGATCTGACCGGTGACAAGAGCAGGCAATTTAATATGTTTGGAAAACAATTTACTTTTGAAGATATTTTTAAAAAAATTACTGAATTCCCAGCACCTTTCTTCAGTCAAATAGGAGATTTTTTTAATAACATATCTAAATCGTTTGTTGATTTATATTCCTTAGTTACCAAGGGCAGCGGTGCAAATAAAAATGATATTATTTCAGTTTTAGATAATATTGGTAACTATTTTCCTGCTGTGCGTGGTGTTACTAATTTCATGAAAATGTTTACAGACAGAGCTTTTGGATTTGCAGGTATAAAAATGGAAGCGGCAGGTAAAAATGTAAGCTTCGGAGTACCTGAATCAGGTCTTGAGATGAATATAGGAGATGTTTTTAATGAAATTGTAAAATCCATAAGCGAAAAAATAAACGCTGCATTAAAAACGGTATTTAATATTTTTGAAGCTATTATGAATGTTTTTAGCGATGATGAATCAAAAATATTTAAAGGTCTTGCTGTTTTAGAAAAATATGCACCTGGCCTTGCACAAGGACTGAGAGTGGTTAGGAGTCTTATAGATCAATTCAAAGATGCACCTCAAGGTGGCAATATTTTTGAAAAATTTAAATTTTTTAATAATCTGGATCTTTCAGGTAAACAATATAGCCCTGAAAGAGTTTATAATTTGAATCCCAAAGGTCTCCCAAATCTTAATGTTGATGAGAGAGAAAAAGACGAAAAAAAATTACAAGAAATGCAAAGTCGTCTTGATGATGTAAAAAATCCAAAAAGGAGAGAGGCGAAAATGGGATTAACAACAGCTGTACTTGGTGGTACTGCTGCAGCAAGTGCATCCTACGCAGGTTCACGAATAACAGGAAATACAGCAGGTGCAAATGAAAGAGCTTTTATCTGGGGTCTATTAGGAGGCAGTGCGGGGTATGGTATTGGGGCAGGTGCTGCTAAATTAACCCAGCCTACAGATGAGCAGATTAAAGCATTACAAAAAGAGCGGGATGTATTAAATGATAGAATGAAAAAAAAGAGACAACATGCTCTTGAAGACGCTGAAAATGAAAAATTTAGCCCATACAATCGATTAAAAACACAGGAAACCGCAGCTCCTAAATCAGCACCCAAAGAAGAAGAGAAACCACCCTTAGTTAAAGATGAAGAAGTTGCAAAAGGAATTAAAACAACTGCTATTAATTCTACAAAGGAAATTTCATTACAAGAACAAATGGTAGCATTATTAACAGCCATGGTTAATTTGCCCGGCCTTGCAAAACCCGGGGTAATTAGTGTTATGAATCAATCAGCAAATATGAATTTTGCTGGTACAAATTCTTCAAGTCTTGATATCAGATCAAGGTTTGCAGGGGGCAAGGTATAATGAGTTTATTTTCCATATCTATTGATAGAAATGAATCGGAGTTAAACTTTGATAGTGATACTAATCCACCACAACTGGTATCCACAAACAATACACCTATTGGTGGTGGATTAATTGCAGCATCTTCAGACAGTCCCCAGGGGGGCGTGGTTGATGTAGTTAAAGATTTTTATTGGACTTATTCAAAATTGACTGATTCAAGGCAAGAAGTACCCAGAATCATATTAAGAGAGCTAAGACTCAAGACAAATGCATTAGTAGCGCAACTCAAATACACCTACGGTGTTGCATCACAAAACGTAAGGGAAGGATTAACGAATCTGGAAAATAATGAAACAGCAAGAAATTTATTAAATTTAGTTACTAACAACAACTCACAAGATATACAAAATAAAGTTGGACAAGCGGCAGAATTTACAGATAGATATATCAAAGCCGCTTTAGATACAATACCAGGTGTTGCAGATGAAAATACTACCCTAAATGCAAACAAAAGCAATTACTTGTTCCCATATAAAAACTTGTATATAACCAAGCCAACAGGTTGGGTATTTAACTTGCCTTATTTTGATAACTACAGTGGCTCATCTAATAGCAGTTTCTCCAATGACGCATCAAACCCTTTTCTGGGTCTTTTGAAAAGCGGAGTGGATCTTGTTAGAGGCGTTCAAGAAATGACCTCTGTAATCAATGCCCCAACAAAGATTTCATTTGTAGAACAGGCTAAATTCTTTAATTACTCTTCTGAAGGAGAAGAAATAAGTTTTAACTTTCCCTTAATTAATACTGGATCGGCAACATTCAATGATGTGGTAAAAAATTGGCAATTGTTGTTTTTATTAATGTATAACAACAAACCTGCAAGAAAGAATAGCTCTATAGTTGAACCCCCGGTAATTTATGAAATAAGAATTCCCGGTGTAAAGTTTATGCCATATGCTTATATATCTTCCATCAGTGTGGAATTTCAAGGTTCCAGAAGAGAGTTGAATTTTAACTTGGCAACTGTGGGTAACTTAAGGGTAGATGAGCCTCAGAGCCCTGCATTTGTGGGACCTGCTACACCATCCCTTGTCACATCACAAAACAAATTCATACCTGTAAGAGCCATTGTTCCTGATGCTTATGTAATCAGAATAACAGTAAAAGGTTTGATTGCTGATACAAAAAACACTATGTATAATGTTCTAGATGAATCAAGTATAGTAACAACAAGAACATTGCTACGTGATGAAACTAACCCTGCATTTAACACAGCACTTGAAGGCATACTTGATAGAGCACAATCACTTACTAATCAATAACTTAAATAAATATACATATGGATGGCAAACATCAAAACAATATACCTTTTTTGCCCAGCTTAGACAGCATTAGGTATGAGAACATATTTAAACTTTATGAGAACAAAGAAAAACGTAGCTATGTTTACAACTTAATTCAGAGCATAAGCTTTCCTGATGACATTGATAAAAATGCTTTAGTCTATATAACTATTACTGATAAAATGCCTTGGACAACAGTTAGCTATAATGCATATAAAACTATTCATTTATGGTGGTTAATATGCATGTTGAATAAAATAAGAAATCCGGTAAAATTTCCTGAAAGAGGAATGATAGTAAAAATAATAAAACCTGATTATGTAAATCTTGTATTAAGAGAAATACAAAATTCTATCAAACGTTTATGAGCATATATCAAGAAAATGCTGTTAATCCTAATACTGTCATAGATAGGAGTCCCTATTATTTTAAGGTACAAATTGTAAATGCTGATGGTAGGAGTCAGGAAGTTCAAATAGGAGCAATAGAAACTTTAGTATTGCAAGATAATATTGATAACATCGAACATACTGGTTATTTAGTTTTAAACAATTATTTAGATTCCTTAGAAAGAGTAGCTGATATCAATCAGCAGAATAAATCAGCCAGTAATTTAACTGGCGACTATTTTAACGAAACCAAGAGTAGTGATCGGGGGTTTATTTTAAAAGGCGATTCAAGAGATTTTGTTTACATTGATATAATACCCAAGCTGGAAGACTCACCCTTCAAGAATGATTTTGATAACGCAAAGCAAAGCAACGTATTTAGAATAAGATTGAGCATGGCCATATACAATACAGAAGAAATACTAGGAGATATGCCTGGTAAAAAATTTAAAAAACTTTATTTGAGAGGTTTGCATAGCGATATATTGGAATATAAAAACTCGTATTTTAATACAGCAAGCTTATTAGAAACTAATGAGTTAATTCAAGATCTTTCTAATCAAGACAGAAGTGTTTTTACTGGTGATGCTATAAAATCATTTCTTTCAACGTTTTTTAAAGACGCAAATCTATCTATAAAATTTAGTAATAATTTTGAATCCGGTAGTACAAAAATCTTTTTTTCTTCTCCTGTTAATTATAAAGGCATAGATTGTTTAAACTATTTAATGAGCAGACATGTTTCATCAAAAGATAATAATTATGATAGATGTATACTTGAATGCGACAGATATACAAGTGAATTTTCGTTGATAAGTCTTTCAGATTATTTTAAAAACGCAGTAAAACAAAGTAGCTTTACCAGTGAAAATAGCGGTGATTTGTATCTAGAAACTTTTAAGTTAGGTAATTATTCTGATTCCTACAATACGTACAACATAAAAAAAGTTTCTGCACGTGTTCCAAGCGAATCATTATTTTTTAAATCTTTCGGCACTATAAATAATTTCTCTTATGACCCTATGCCTGGTATTCTCACACAAAAGCACATTGCTTCACAAATTGTTCATAGCCATGACGGTGACTCTAAGACTTTTAATATTGAATTTTCTAATAATAGCATACAAAAAGTTATGGAAGCTTATGAAAATAATTATGTAAAGCCATTCAAAGGAGTATGTCAAACAAGCCCATATAAAAACTTTGTTCCAGGTAGTCTTAGAACTAGTCAAAAAAATATTAATAACATTTTTTCAATTTTTAGCGATAATCCCGAGCAGCGCTTGAACATGGGTAGAAACGAAGCATTATTTGATACAATTTTTTTAAATAATATAGTATATTTTAAAGTACCAGGTTCAACTCACAGACAAGCAGGTACGTTCATAGGTATAGATAGAGATGGTGGCACTTCAGATAGTGATTTTGATACTAAAATTTTAGGTGTATATTTTGTTATTGAGGTAAAGCATATTTTTGAAAAAAATGAATACATAAATGAATTAAGATGTGTAAAGACATACAATTCAAGTAACGTATTCTTACAGGAGAATAGTATCTAATGATAACCAATATACCTCTTAATAACAGATTTAACGTCAAAACTCTGTTTCCTGAATTAATTGATAGTAACATTACAAATTCAAGACAGTTCTTAGAGAAATATACTGATTTTAAAAAACAAATAGGATTTAAAGCCGGTGAAAATTACATGGGCAATTCTATAGACATAGCTATGGATTATAGAAACGCATTAAAAAGCTCCAATCCCATTCAAAGCTTAATTGATTTCTTTGTGGAGCTTGATTCAAAATTAAAAACACAGCAGCATGATTTTAAGGTTTACTGGATTAAAAAATTCAATAGTTCTGTAGATGAAGTTAAAAATGCAGTGCTTGAAAAACTTAATAATAAGCAGAATTTTTTTGCTCCTATGAGCGATAGTGTTGGAACATTATACAACTTAACTACTATCAGTGACGACTCTACTTTACTTGTGAGCGATCTAAATTCTGATAAAGGATTCTCTACCACTCTACCTTCATCTTTAAAGAATAAAATAAGCAAAGCAGTTCTAGAAAATAGCGCAGAATTAAGCATTTTTACAAATAGAGTTTTTAGAAACAACTTAGTTCAAGTTCAAAAGAGCACATATAATGGCAATTTATATGTTGATTCTAGTGTTGCACATGGTCAGAACCTTGTAAACGACTTGGTATTTTTTAATTATTTCAAGAAAAATATACAAAATTATGTTTCTGAGCTAAATACATACTTTGGTGACCGGTATGAATACATTAAATACCACTCAAATATAAACGATGACATTAGTTTAAATTTAAGAGATTATGATAATTTCAATATTCAAAAAACACCCGATTTTTCTTATACAATTAATGTTGAAGGTCGAGATCAAATTGTAGATATCTTACAAAACAAGTACAGAGAAAGCATTTCAAACTTTACTATTAGGCAAGTTCTTGGTGTAGCTAAACTAACAAACAGCAATCAACCAGCTGATACACAATCTATAAACAATACCTTTTTAAATCAAACTAGCCAACAGCAATTTCCTGAATTTGTTTCGAGAAATCCAAAAAATAAAGTAACTAAACAGCAAGAATTAACAGACAGTACACTAGGATTGAATGATAAATTATCTTTTGTTAGCTCACTTACAGATAAATTGGGCACAGGTGGCGCTTTACAGTTAGCTCAACCGTTTATTGGTGAATCGATAACATTTTTATCTAATACATTCAATGAAGCGGTTGCTCCTGTTACCTCCATATTTGGCGAACTAGGCGGATTTGTACAAAATGTATCAAATACTTCAAATATTAATGCTATAAGCTTTGCAAATCCTCTACAAGCTGTACAATCCATTGAAAGCATGGCTTCAAATTTAACCAACACATTAAATTCAATTCCATTCATAGATCTATCTCTGCCATCAATAGACTTAGGATCATTCCCACAACTGGCTGCAATTGCTACCAATACCAATTTCAAAGATCTGGCAAGCAACCCATTAGGTGTACTGGAATTGGCTCAACAGGTAAAAGATTTAGTATGCAATTTCCAATTACCTATAATAGGCGATTTAGACTTCTCAGCATTATTAACATTTGATTTTGATGGAATTGAAGATATGCTTAAGAAAATAGGTAATAAATTTGAAAAACTATGGAACGATATAGAGAAATTCTTTACTAATTTATTTGACTTTAACAAGTTATTTAAGAATTTTTCTAGCAAGTTTTTTGAATGTGATAAAAACAAGAATTAATCTTGTTTTTTCTTATTTTCAAGTTCCACAATCTCTGTATCAATTATTTTTGCACTCTTATTAGCACTTTCAATGAGCATTTTAAAAACCTGTTCTCTGGTCGCTAATAATCTATTGTTATTATCAGCCTCTTTTATTTCTTTCCTACTCTTTATATCCATATCCTTTACTTGCACTAATGTTTCATTTCTCTTGTCACTTATGATAATTTTATTCAAAGTTTCAAGTGCAGTGGATGTAGCAGCTATGAGTTCTGACATGGAACCTACATCTTTACTCTCTGGGGCAGAACTTATATAATCTTTTACATTAGTAACTATTTCCATGCTTTCTGATACCAATCTGCCTGCATTTTCAATTACAAATTTCTCTAAATTTTCTTTAGTTAAAACGTCTCTCGTTTTTTCGCTTTTTTCGGCTTCTTTCTTTACCTCTTTAAGTTGAGATAGTAAATCACCAACCATTTCGTTAAGTTCTTCACTCATAATATTATTTATACATATTGATTTCTATTGAAACCATATTATCATAGTATCATGTATAGTAAAGATAACACCAATAGTCGTGATGTTGATCCAAATATTCAGTTTCTGCCTGTGTTGAAGTTTGAAAAGACCCATGAACTGGCTAAATTACCGGTAAAAAACCATGATAATGACACAGGTTATGATGTTTTTTCAGTTGAAGAAGCAGTATTACCTGCAAAAGGCAGTGCAGTAGTGGGAGTCGGCTTAAAATTCGCTGCAATACCTGAAGGTTATTGGATAAAAGTCGAATCTCGCAGCGGGCTTGGGTTTAAGCATAGTATATTAGCCCACCCGGGTATTATTGATTGTGGGTATAGGGGCGATGCAGGTGTTAAGTTATATAATCTTTCGGATACTGACTATAAAATTAGTGTAGGTGACAGGATAGCTCAGTTTGTTGTGTATATAAACTTTTCAATGCCTATAGAATGGGGTGAAGTTGAAGAAACTCAAAGGGGCGAAAAAGGATTTGGCTCTTCCGGGAAGTAATAAATGCTAACTTTCAATAGTTTGTGGGTTGAAAAATACAGACCTAAAAACATAGAAGATTTTATTTGTAACGATAAAATTAAATTGTTTATTCAAACAATACAAACACAGAAAAATATACCAAATTTGCTGTTTGTTGGCACACCAGGTATTGGTAAAACATCACTTGCTAAAATTATTGTTAATGACATCTTAAAATCACAATATCTTTACATTAATGCTAGTGATGAAAACGGTATTGATACCATAAGAAGCAAGGTTACCAGCTTTGCGCAATCTAAAAGTCTTTACGGTGATATTAAGGTGATTATTCTGGATGAAACTGACGGTCTATCAATTGATGCACAACGTGCTTTACGCAACACCATGGAGGAGTATTCATCCATTACACGGTTTATTCTGACTGCCAATTACAAATACAGAATTATAAATGCTCTACAAAGTCGGTGTCAAAGCTTTGATCTTACACCTCCAGTGGAAGGTGCAGTAAAAAGATGTGTACATATTCTTAAGAATGAAAAGATTGAAATACCAGCTGATCAAAAGCAACATTTGTTGTCTTTTATCAAATCTAACTATCCAGATCTTAGAAAAACTATTAATGAGCTTCAAAAATACTCAGTCAATCAGGTACTAAGCCTTGATATATCCGATAGTGATCAAACTCTTCAGTTGTTATTTAATGAAATTAAAAGCAAAAACGTTACCACTCTCAGAAAGGCGCTCATCGAAAATGAATCTGCCTTCAATAATGATTATGTTTCTCTACTAAGAGGTTTATTCAACTATGTGGACAAGAATGAAAATGATATTAATGTTAAGAAACAATATCTTTTAACTATATCTGAATATCTGTATAGAAGTTCTTTTGTGATTGATCAGGAAATTAATTGCTACACTTGCTTAATAGCACTCTCAGAGCTTAAATTGGCCCTTGGGTAAATAATTGTAAGTGTAGCTAGCTGGATCTTTGTGAGTTGCAACTGGTGTTGAAGGTATCTTTACATTTTTGTTTAATAATTCTCTATCACCCTTGGATAGCTTTTTATTGCCTATGTCGGAAAGTCTTGTTTGCTGTGGTGTATAGAAAGGGACTTCCTGATTTTCATCTTTTACTTTTTTAGGCTTGATATTTACTCTCTTGGATGGATCGCCTTTCTTAAAAATCTCTGGAACATCAGGCAAATTAGGATAGCTGCTTCTTGTATCTAAAAGTCTGCTTGGAACAGTAACAAAATCCATGTATCTACCTGGCGCAATTTCTGCTACAATATCAACATCTGATTCTGACCCAATAAAGCTTGTGTCACCTGCTGCACCTACTGCTGGGTATTTGTTCTTAACTGCAGAGACTCTTAAATTTAGACCGCCTGTGGCCATTTGTTTAAGTTTTTCTTGTGTATTTGTACCAGCATTCAGGTACCACTCGTCCTTAAAAGCATTATCCTTAAAAACAACTAAATCACCAGCCAGAAACCCTGTATTTGAATATCTTTGCAAGGCTGATTCAAATAGCTTAGTGAACTTGAGATTCATTAAAATTATTTATTCTTCTGCGTACTGGAAATAGGTTTTAAATCAATAAAAACCATATAAATATATATGTGGCAACTATAAAAATCAATTCTATTAAAGAAGTAAAGCCAGCACACGAAGAGTATCTTTACGCGGACTTATTGCTAGATTTAGAATTTGGATATACAAAAAGTAATGAACTTCTTAAACTTAATGAGGTAAGAGACTTAAAGCTAAGCTACAATTATAATGCCATAAAAAACTCTATATTCAATTTATTTAACACGTCCAAAGGCCAAAAACCACTTAATCCCGAATTTGGTCTAAATATTAATAGGTATCTTTTTAATGAGTTAAGTGAATCAATAGGTTTTGTAATAGGAAATGATATATTAGATAATTTATCTAGATTTGAACCACGTATAAAAGTTATAAATGTTGATGTTGCTGTAGATGAGCCTAATTTTCAATATATCATAACCTTGGTAGTGGTAGTACCGAATATCAAAAAAGATAACAAGATAAAATTAGTAGGTACACTAAGTAATTCGGGATTTAACTTTATAAACTAATATGCCAACATTCGAACAATTTCCTCTGCTTAAAAACGAGTATGTAGCTTTTGATGCTACCAGTTTAAAGTCACTAATCACTACAAGATTGAATAGCAAACAGATATTTACTGATCAAAATTTTGAGGGTAGCAATATTTCTTCAGTTATTGATATTATTGCTTACGCATACAATGTTTTAATTTTTTATCTCAATCAAACTGCTTCTGAGAGTACTTTTTCTACAGCAGAATTGTATGAAAATATTAATAAAATAGTAAAACTACTAAGTTACAAACCAATAGGATCGCAAACACCAATATTACCGTTTTTAGCTACCGGCCAGCCGGCACTTCCTGCAAATATTTATACAATTCCAAGATACAGCTATTTTACTATAAACGGATACAACTATTCCTTTAACAATGACATATCTTTTTTCAAAACTACAAACATTTCAGAAGTATTAACAGATTTACAGGATAATAATCTGCTTTATCAGGGAACTTTTACAGAGTATCCGATTTACACTGCTACAGGCGAGCCTTACGAGATACTAACTGTTTCTATAATAGATAGCGATAATAATAACGCTATTATTGACCACTTTAATATAGATGTTTATGTAAAGGATAACACAACTCAAAATGCTAAATGGGAAAAATGGACACCAGTACAGTCTTTATTTTTACTACGCTCTAATTCTACGTCATATGAAATTAGATTAAATGAAAATGAAAGGTATGAGATAAAATTCGGTAATAATGTTACTGGTAAAAAATTAAATCCTGGCGATCAAGTTGCTATTTATTATTTAAAGAGCGATGGTAATAAAGGCGAGGTCGGACCCGGCCTATTAAACAATAATAAATTATTTTTCTTCAATACCCCTAATTTTGCACAAGTACAAAAGGATACAACACCGGAAAATCTTAACATCATAACTGCACAACAAGCAGGGCTTATCAATTTTACAAATATTGACGG